AATTGGTTCAAGCAAATTTAGATGAGCTTGATGGTGGTGAGGCTTGCCCTGCATGATTAAAATCCTCACTTACATCAATACTGCTGCTCTTGTAGTGGCAGTAGGTGGTGGTGCGTTTGCTTACTTTCAAAGAGGGAAGATTTCTGATGCTTTATTTGAAAAAGTAAAAGATCAGATTCCTTCTTTGGTAACAGATGCAATGCCAAAACCTTCAGCCATGCCTAAAGTTACAGGGCCAGTACTTAAACCTTTGCGTTGATACAGCTAAAAAGCCTTAACGGACTAAGCACGTTGGTACTTGCTTCAGGATTGATAGCAAGTAATTTTATGAGCTTAAATATGCTTGCAAAGAAAGACGGCGGCATACCTGACATTAGCAAGCTAAGTTCAACGCCCTATAGCAGCCTTCAAATAAGGAGCGAAAAAAAATCTGATGGTGCAGAAGAGTGGAGTTTTGCCAGCCGTCAACACGATCCAAAAACGATGCTTCAGTATGAATCGACAGAATCTCCTACGTTTTCTGGCGGTGTAAAGACTAGGCATACACATAAAGAATCAGTTGCTCAATTTGCAATTTATCCCCAGGGAGAGAATGGAAAACTTTCTCAAAAGCAGATTGAATGTATAGAAAAAGGTGCGATGGGTAAAAGCAACGGAGAAATGATTGGTTCTAGTATTGGAGCCGCTTCTACTCCAGCAATTATGCAAGTTCCTATAATTGGTCCTGTTGCGAGTGGAGTTTGGTTTGGATTAGCAAGAAAAAAATCTGGTGAGTTAGGAAATTCGATTGCTACTCAGTGGAACGACTGCTAAATGGAAATAGAAGAAATAAAGATAAGAGAGATACCAGACGTTTCTATTGATACAACAATAATTCGCACAGCAAACCCACAACTGCCAAGCAATATAGGTTTCCCCGTTATTCAAATGCCCGGCTGTGTAAGGGCTAGAACGTTAAAAAATAAACAGCTAGTAACAAATGATGAAAAAGGAAATTTAATTCTTTGTGATGGTAACGTGCCAACGCTTGAAAGCATGGCAATTGATTGGGAGGGTCTTTCTGCTGTTGGGCCTGTTAAAGAAAATGAACCAGAGATAGTTCCACCTATTCCAAGGTTAAAAGGGAATCAAAGAAAGGAAGTGGAAGAAGAGGATAGCAAAAATGACGAGAAGGGAGATACCAATGTAGGGCAACAAGATTTCAAAACTCCAACTATTGATGGACAGTTTATTGCAGATATAATCCCATGCCCATCTGTTAATCAAATGCAAAACAGCCCTATAGGAAGTATGGGCAAAGGAGGCTTAGCACTTGTAAAAGGATATAAAAGAGATGAACTTACAAATAAATGCAAAATTGTTTGGGAAGGTCTTAGTGCTGTTGATATAGCTGGTAACTACAGTCCAGAACCGACCGTGATAATTAACACGTCAGTTATTGCAATTTCATCTGTTGTTGGCGTGACTTTAGTAGGACAGCCCCTAGCCAAATTCTTTCAGAAGCAGCTCAAAGGAAAGGTCAAAAGTTTTAGTAAAAAATTGACTAAAAAATTGCTTGCTATTCGGAAGAAGAAGCCTCCTGTGAAATCCCTGTCTGAAAGGCGAAAGGATCAACGCCTGAATCGTTAGTAGCAGCTCCTACTTCAATACTATGGCTGTGGTCTATTAACTGACCCGGAGGTGTGATTAGGGTCACGTCCTCGCATACAACAAACGATGGTGAGCTAGGTAAATATGACACTCCAAGCTTTAGTTGTTCGGCACATACTTTTAAACGGCTTAAAGCGTAGTCTAATTTTTTTGCTTTATATGCTTGGTTTAAATATTTTATCCTGCTATTCATCGCTGCCACGCAGTTGTTGGTCATGCGGCGATCTAGTGGTACTGCCACGGTTGCAGTTATGCCATAGTTAAAACTCAAGTTATTACGAGCTTGTCCAGTTCTGACTTTTTTTTGATACAAAACACCGCCGGGATTAGTTAAATTACCGTCATCATCTGTGCTGTCATCATATATATTTTCCCAGTAATGAGGCTCAAAAGGATCTTTCCAAGCATTGACTTTTGAGATAAACGGATTAATGGTTAGAGTCGTTCCACTGCAACGGATTCCATCACCTAATTCTTGATATATAAAGCCACCTTGGTTAACACTTATTCCCTGATTAATCACGGAACCACTACTGGTAGCTGATGGAGATGCTATTGTCGTTGAGTTAGCAAAAACAGGTTGGCTAAATGTTATTGAGTAAAGACAGATACAGACTCTACTAAGGATTCTGTAGTAGTAGTTCTGTTTATTGTTGTTATATTTGAGAGTCCGGCATTTTGAAGGCTTTCTGTAAAACTGAAAGCTTGACCGGGGTTTGTCATCTTCCAGTCTGGTTTGTTGGCTGGAGTTACATCTACTGATGTCCATGTGAAGTTAATGTTGTCAACAGTTTGCGGTGTTGTTTGTATTAGTTTAGGTGAGATAACATTTGTATTTACTGGTTCAATATTGTGACCTGAGACAACATATTGTGAGCCAGAAAAGTCAACACTCGTTATAGTTTCCGACACTACAGTTTTAGTTTCTTGTCTGCTGTTTAGAGTACCAGTTGAGAAGGTTGGCACAACGGGAACAGCAGAAACGCTAGTTCCTGCAAAGGATATAAGCAATAATAACTTATATATTTTATTCATTAAATATCATTTAGCAGTAATTTCTGTAACCATTTGAGCCGTCCCGGTAGTTCCAGCCCCTCCCGCCACGGTGGTGGCTTGTCCAGAGCTGAGAACTGTTCCAGCTAAATTTCCGGCAACTCCACCAGATGTGACTACCACATTGCCAAAAGCGGGCATGTCCGCAACAATTCCTCCAGAAACATCAACACCACTTCCTATTGCCACAGGGGCATCCCCACCAATCCATGACTCGCTAAAACTGAAAGCACTGCCTACAGTATTGACCTCCATAACACCCACATCCAAAAGCGCGCTTGCACTTGCTGTCGGAGCTATTAACTTCCCAAAATGCTCTCCTGTAGAAACTTTCATATTGTTTCCTGACACAGAATAAGTTGATGGGATTCTGATGGATTGAACTCCAGCTCCGTCAACTCTCAAGCTTGTGCTGGCTGAGTGTTTAATGCTGATGTCTGCCAAAACTGAATTTGGAGCTGCTAATAAAAGCAAAAGGGGAATAAAGCGTTTCATAAGTAAGCTTTTGAAATCTGGGCTAGTAATCCTAATAATGCCAGAGCAGCACTAACTACTGCGGCAGCTTGGAATACCCTTTTCTCTAAAAGTCTTACTCTATCTTCTAAATCTCCTATTTTCTCTTCTGCTCTTTTGAGCTTCATTTCGGTGCAAACAATACGAGTTTCTTGCCTCGCATCAATAGAAAGATCGCCTGAAAAATCTTCAGCCATTAAGTCAACCTCCTGTAGTTTCTGTTTTTACAACCTCTGCTCCATTGATTTGGATCGGCGTTAAGACTCTAATTGTTTGATAGTTTCCACCTGATTCAGCCATCATTGTTTGCATTTCTTTCTTGGTCATTGGCTTATCTTCTGGAGGAACTTCAAACGTGCCATCACCTTTCTTCTTAGCTGACTTCTCCAGCCCAAAACTAGCTAAACTTGAAGCCAATAAAGATGCTGGAAAAGTTATGTCCTGCTTCTCTCCACTTGTCAGGCCAGGGATCTTAGGCATGTAGTTTAAAGTTACCAGAGCACCGCTCCAAAAAACTACCAAAAGCCTGACTGCAACTGAGATGTATTCAAATTGCTCGTCACGATCAGGAACTTTATCTTTAAGTTTTTCGATTAAATTCTTCTTTTCAGGTTTTTGCTCATCCATAGAAAAACAAGTAAACATGTCTACATTAGACACAAATGGTTAAAAAGTAATGAAATTCCTAAGCCAAGAGCAGAAAGAGATTATTTCTAAAAGTTATGGAATAAGCGTTGAATCTATAAATAAGAGAATTGAATTATGGAGTTTGATCAATGATCCAGATATATCTAAGCCTGATTTAATCGCTGCTCAAAAGGAATGGATTAGGATTCAACAAGGAACATGGCCTAACGTACATGAATGAAATCTATGCGGCCTTGGTCGGCGCAAGCGTCTCGGCTTTCTTGATGGTTTTAAGTAACCGAAGCTCAAAATCAAATAATACCTTCAGAGAGCTATTTCATAGGATGAACGCTGTTGAGAAGGACATTGCAAGGCTTGAAGCTAATAAACCTAGAAATTGGCGTGGACAATGAAAAACCCCTAGCGTCCTCTAAGAGCTAAGGGCATCTCTGACTACATCAAGTCCCACCTCGATGTCTGTAACTTGCTTTTGGTAAATTACAAGAACAAGTCTAGTCGTTTTTAGATATATTTCACCAATGAAAAATTTATTCTTTAGTAGCAACCAAGGTAAACGCTTCACGCTTTGGGTTCTTGCTTCTGCTACCGAACAAAATAACAACAGTCTTAATCAATCAGACGTTGACTTTATAGAGGCTAGACTATGGCCTAATCGAACATTAAAACTTCAATGAGTATGTATAAGACCGAATGGTTAGAAGAAGACCGTCAAAGGGTATTAAACATGGAACGCTGGTATATTCTCGATGGCCGTCATAGACCAGATCATCCTCAACATGGCATCTATACTGGTTTATCAGCCAAGGGAGCAGATCTTGATAGTTTTGATGGAATTGTGTAACTGCCCTCATTGCCAAGAATTAAGAAGGCAGCAAGCTAGGCATGGAAAATGGCAAGAATATTTGCTAGACATAAAGAAAAAAGATGTCAAGCGTTCCACCTCCTGAATTTGTAATGCTAATGGAGTTGATTGAAAATATGAAACCAACGCTAGAAGAAGAATTAACGATGGAACGTGAAATAAGACGGCTTCAAGCGTCAGAAGATATTGAAGAGATGAGACGTTACGCAGAAGCCATGACAAGACAAAACCATGAGCAATCCAGATTCATTGCTGGTTGTTTACAAGAGATCCATCTTCTAAAGGCAAAGCTGGCCTGTGCTACTACCGTTGTAAAAAGACCTTGGCTTCATAGAATGTTTGGGCTATGATGGTTATATGCTTATGAACTGTTTAACCTTTTGCGGTTGCACGTCATTGAAGCAGATGCGATTTGTTAACACCAGTTTGCCAGCTCTAAGCCCTTCGAGGAAAGACCTTCGCAAGCTGACAATCGGTCACTTTAAAGCCTCTAGTCCGCTTACTGCTAGAGGTTTTTTAGTTTGTACTTGCTACCATAAAAAAAGACCCACCGTAGGGTCTGCATTGGAAAGAAAAGACCCCTCGTTTGAGGGGCTTTTTTATGTTTAAACTCTAGGAGAAATGGTTCCTCTGCCATCTTCCCATTCTTCTTCAGAATCAGGATTGACTGACCATTGAGAACCCCACATTGCAAAACCTGGAACTTCTTCATAATCAGTCTTAGAACTGTATTTACGAATTGTTGAACCACCAGGCATTTCGGCGGTGTCAGCTTGATCGGTTAACCACTTTGCTGCCTTACGGGCTTCTTCTGGTGTCCAATCAACAATCAAATAACGATCACAATCTTTACCTGATTTCTTTTTCTTGTTTGTAAAAAATTTGAATTTTGCTGTAAAAGCTGAGTCCATGATTAAGTAAGGGGTTGGATGTTGTTTTTTTGTTCCCACTCAATGCAATCATCAAGTCGGTAACGGATGCGAGGGGCATAAGGATTCAATGGTGTTGGCCCTATGTCCTCAAATGGAGGCCCAGTCGCCTCGCCTTTTCTTGTCTTCTTTCTCCATAGCACCAAAGTATGAGAAGAAACGTCATAACGCTTTTCAAGCTGTTTTGCTGTTAGGTATTCAGTCATTTATCTTCCACCTCTAAGATCGCTTGAATAACTTCATTCCTTTGCTCGTCAGTAATTGATCCATCTGCAAAACGATCACTTAAATTTGTCTTTAATCCTGCAAGTTTTTCTTTACCTGGGTTTTTCTTTATAAACGCAAGAAATTGTTTTGTTAAAGACTCACCGTCTCCTTTTGCTTTTGGTGGTTCTGTCTTGATTGCTGGCTTTGCTTTGGGTGTTGATGATTCCTTAGCCCAAGCTTGGTGCTTGTCATACAAAGATAAACCAAACTGATCGCCAAACTGCATAAAAGCCCTTTTCCTTGCGTCTGTTTCTGCTTCCTTTATTGCTGATTCATGCTTGTCTCCGATACCACCCATGCGGCCATGACCTGCACCAACACCTTCTTTTACAACATTGCCCACCGTGATTTTTACTCTGGCTATATATGTTATTGAACTTGAATCTTCGGAAATAAATTTCAAGTCAACTGTTTCACTTGACCAACCTCCAAAACCAAAGATCCTGTTAGCTTCTTTTATAACGTGCCATCCTTCTACATAAGAAAGTTGAAAAGTTTGTTTTTTGTCTCCCCAACGGGTAGAAACATTTGCTTTCTTTATTGGTTCATTTAAAAGCTGAACTTGCTTGTCTGAAAAAGTCATTTTTAATTAGGGGTTGATGGAAATGCCCAACGTGGAAGCGTGAGGCTTTGGACTCCAGATTCACTATGGCTAGGCCAGTGATCTGAAATCTGACATTCTGAAATTTGATCTAATGCTTGTCGCCGTTGTCTATATCCAAGATCAATACTCTGCTCATCTAATTCATACAAACCAACGTCAAACGGCCATTCAGACTGCACGACTAGAAAAATAAATCTTTTTGCTCCTGTAACTTCTAAATAATGAGCAGCTTGAAGATGGTATCCAAAATTAGCAACAGCTTTTGCAAATTCTTTTGGAGCTGCACCAGAGCGACTTGTCTTTAGGTCAACAATTGTATTACCAGTAAACCAATCACTTCTAGCTTTTACATCAAGGCTTGTTAATTCATCAACGCTCCACCATGATTTTTCTGCTACTCCTTTTGCTAATAAATCTGTTGCCTCCTTCTCGTTATACACAGACTCACGCATTGCCATTGCTAACTCCCATTGGTCGCCTGTAACAGCCGTAATACCCTTCTTCTCGGCTTCTGCTGCTTCTTCCTTTCCTTTCTTTGTTGTACGGCTAGAAACAACCGTAAATTGATTTTCTAGGTCGTCAGGTTCAAGGATTGCCGCATGAGTCAAGCTTCCAAGAATTAATGCTGGAGTTGATTTCTTTTCAGGACGGTCAGGATTTAAAAAGCTATTCCAATAAGCTCTTGGGCCATGTTTATCCATGACTTTGATCATTGATGCTGATACTGCAAAATGCTTGTGATATTCAGCATTTGAGATCTGTACGCTGCCTTGTGTCATGCTGCCTCCTTATATAAAGAAGAACCTGGGCCAAAGTTCTGCACAACCTTGGGCCAAGTTCGCATAATTAAAGCCTTATCATCTGGTGTTGCAACTAAAGCAGCTTTAGCTATTTGCTTTAAAAACGGGCTGCTATCAGCACTTTCAATAACAGAATTAAAGGTGTTAA